ATTGCAAAAGAGCATTATGAATTGACAGATAATGTAGATAGAAACTTAAACTATCTGTGGTATATGTACCATAAGGGTAGTAAAGTTGGGACATTCCGTCCTTTTGTATACATGGCAGAGTTACAACTGCTGAAGAGAATGGGCTACATTAATGATGCTGAGATAAAGAACATGATTGCAATGTTAGAATCTTCAGATGAAGAGAACCTACATATGGTTACTCTATCAATTAAGAGCTTTAGAGATCTAAGAATTCTAGAACATGGTGAGTATAGTAAGGTGAACCAGGTCTATTGGAAGATTGCCAAGGACTATCCACATGAAATACTTAACCATGAAGTATTTATGCAGACAATGGCAGCTAAGTAATGGCAAATGTAGTAGTAGAACACATAGTAAAGGAAATAAGATTGGATAATAAGGACATAGAAATTATGAGTCCAAAAATTATAGCCGGTTATGTGATGTATAAGTACAAGTGTAGTCCTTATTTAGCTAAACAAATTGCTAAAAAATTAACAGATGACAGAAGGTGATTTAACAAGTCTTGGGTTTAATAAAGTAGAAATTAAACATGAAGACAGTCAAAATGGATATGATTACTACTATTATACCCTTGAGGTATTTAATGGTCTAACTCTTTGTTCAGTAGACAGTGACAGGATAGATGATGATGGTTGGGTTGTTACCAATATGGAGTGGCCCGAACAGTTTAAACTTCAAACTCCACTTGAGATTGTAAGTTTTCTTGAAAGTGTAGGCTACCAGAAGTAATAACACATTAAAGAATGAGAATATGTTTACTGTAAAATTAATTAAACGTGATGGTAAGTTAGTTTACCCTGATGATAAATCAAAATTGAACTATCAGATTTTCTTAGATAAACTATCTGATGGACAACAAGTTGAGGTGTTTATGGGACTCACATCAGATGATGGTTCTGTAGCACAATTAGCTAAAGTCCATGCTTGTATACGTGAGTTAGCCAAAGAATCCGGCTACACATTTGATGAAATGAAAACTATTATAAAGCAGCACTCTGGTCTGTGTTATGACGCAGATGGTGCTGAATACTGTAAGTCTTTTGCAGACTGTAGTAAAATGGAATTAGTACTAGCTATTGAAGCTTGTATACAAATAGGAAAGGAATTTAACATCAGTTTTTAGTCTGATCATCAGGTACATCTACCTCTACATCAGCAAACTGATTATTTTCCACGGCTTGTCTTTCTATCTCTGCTAGTAAAAGAGTTAGTGTATAGAAAGACTGCTCCCAATGAGTCATATCTTTATAGTCTTTGTCCATCAGGCCCTTAAGAACTTCTTCTTTCTTATTATCAGGGTTATCAGACACTTTAAATAAGTAGAAGAGCACACTTTTTACCATGAAGTAAAAAGACTTATTAACCTGAACTGATACAAGAGCATCATCTTTGAGCTCCTTGACTGTAATTTTAGCCATTGTAATACTTTTTAACAAATATACATGATTATGAGTAATATACTAGATATTGATGATTATAAACAAAAAATATTTAATAAACTTGAACCTAGTGGTTGGGGTAGAGTTCTTAAACCTTTTATATTTAGTTTAGAATTTGAGAAGATTCTAACTGAACTATATAGTATGTCCAATAATGGACAAAGGTTTACTCCTGTACTAAAAGATGTGTTTAGAGCATTTGAAGAATGCCCTTATGACGAATTGAAGGTTGTAATGGTTGGACAAGATCCTTATCCTACACTAGGTGTAGCAGATGGTATTGCATTTAGTTGTGGTAAATCTGAAAAAGAACAACCCTCTCTAAGGTTTATGCTTGATGAAGTACAAAAGATGTACCCATTCTATGATAGACCCTTAGACTTGAAAGTATGGGCTAATCAGGGCATACTCTTGCTTAATACAGCTCTTACAACTGAAGTTGGTAAGATTGGTAAACACTATGAAATATGGGCTCCATTTACCGCATACTTATTTGATTACTTTAAGAACTTTCACCCGGGATTAGTTTATGTCTACATGGGTAAAAAATCTCAAGAGTGGGCAGACATGTGTGGAGAAAATTGTACTAAATTTATGGTTTCACATCCTGCAAGTGCTGCATATAACGGTAGCAAGTGGGATTCTAAAGGTGTCTTTCAAGAAGTATGGACCACAGTTAAACATTTATATAATTATTCAATTCACTGGTAATGCAAGAAGTATTTAACAAACTAATAAAAGCAGGACTTAGTCCTAATGCATTCTATGTATTGTATTGTATACATAATAAGATTGTACCTAGTGATTTGGTAAATGCATCTATTGAAGTTGCCAGATTGAAATCAGGTAACTATATTACTGATGACTTGCAATTGTCAAGTAATAGTCTTATATTTATACAAGAAATTGAGAGCTATTTCAAGAAGTCTAAGAAGAAAACATCTAAAAATCTCATGGGTGATGATTTTCTAGATAACATTAAAACTTACAATGAGTGCTTCCCGGCAAGTAAATTGCCAAGTGGTGTTTATGCAAGAGTTAACGTAAAGAGTCTAGAAAATGCATTTAGATGGTTCTTTGAAACATTTGACTATTCTTGGGAGACAGTTATTCAAGCTACTGAAAAGTATGTAGAAGAGTATTCTATTAATAGGTACAACTACATGCGCAACTCACAGTATTTTATTAGAAAACAGAATACAGATAAAACCTGGGATTCTACTCTAGCAACTTATTGTGATATGATTTCACAAGATGATTATGAAGCACCTGTATTCTTTAAAGAAAAGATAGTATGATTAGATTTAAATTGTTCTTTGTTGCATTAACAGGAAGTCTTGTTTCCTGGCTGTTAGTTTATACTCTACTTATAGAAATGAACTTTGTACAGTTTTTAGCAATAGAGTTTATAGTGGGATTATCTCACTACATCTATAATGATGTAAAAGGTAAATTAACAACATAATCCAAATGTATGGCAGAATTATTTAACGGTGCCCGGGCTCTGAAGCCTGTGAGTGAGAGAGACGCTCTTAGAAAAGCCCTTCTTAAAATGAAGGCTAGAAGATCTGGTGAGCTTAAGTCACTCAAAAGTTCATGGCCCAAATTTAATGATGCCTTCTGTGATGGATTGGAATGGAGAACTATCACCGTAGTTGGTGCTAGACCGGGAACAGGTAAAACTTTATTTATGGAACAGTTGATCTCTGATATTATTGAGGAAAATAAAGATCATAAGTTTAGAGTACTTAAGTTCCAGTTTGAAATGCTTGATGAGACCAATGGTATTAGAAAGCTGAGTCTGAATACTGCTTCTGATTACAATACATTAATGAGCAAGGGGGAACCCGTGGATAAGGATCTATACTTAAGATGCGTACAGTACTATGAGCAAACTGCCGAGACTGATGTCATAGATGTAGTATATGATCCGTGTACCGTTGATGAGATGTGTGCTACCATACATTACTATATGGAAAAACACAAGGATGAAAATGGTAACTACACAAATGCTCTGGTTACTATTGACCACTCAGCTTTACTTAAAGTAGGAAAAGGTCAGAGAGATAAGTTTGAAGTATTATATGCTCTAGGGGAAGCTCTAACATATATGAAGAAGCATTATCCTGTGGCATTTCTTGTCTTGAGTCAGTTGAACAGGAATATAGATAATCCAGACAGATCCAAAGATGGTGACTATGGGAATTATGTATTAGATTCTGATTTATTTGGAGCAGATGCTCTATTACAACATGCTGATGTAGTACTTGGTATTAACAAACCTTCTATCAGAAAGATTAGGTTCTATGGTCCTGAAAGATTTATAGTGAATGATGAAGATTTACTTGCATTTCACTTCTTAAAGTCTAGGAACGGAACAACTAGGTTAAGCTTCTTTAAGCTAGATAGAGAGAACATGAGGATTATTGAAATAGAAACACCTCCACAAGCAACAAAACTTAAATTATAATTATGAGTAGAAAAGAAAGAGAAAGAGAATTCTTTGCTTATCAGACGGATAAGTTTAGAAAAGCTCAAGTAGCTGACCCATTCTTTGTCTTAAAGACTGCCTTCTTTCAGAAGGGTAAGTATGGTAGACAAGTACAGCTATTTGAAAGTGAACTCAAGAGGGGTGAAGACATCTATATTGAGTTTATTGACATTATCAGAGATGAATCTGGTAAAGAACAGGGTATTGAACCGGCATATGCTGACAGAGCTCTGTTTAAGTGTAAAGCCAACCCCTACTATGCTGAAGAGTATGATGTAAAAGAGGGTACTAATCTTAATGGTGATAACTATTTTGCTTATACGATTCCATTGTCTGAGTTGATGGTCTTAATGCCTGATGGTTCTGAGATTACTTACAACTTGTATGAGAAGAGAAAAGCAGAAGCTCCTAAGGAACAACAGAGCTTATCTGTATTTCCAGATTTTGAAGATGAGTTTATTCCAAAACTTAAAGAAGTTAAAGAGGAATTAGAAACCACTTCAGATATTCTCTTAAGAATTGCAGCAGATTTTCAAAAACTAGCAGTAAAATTAGGATCATGAGTATAGTACTTCCAACTAAAAAGGTCAAGGCTGAGAGAGTCAATCCCAAGAGATTGATTATCTATTCTAAGCCGAAAACTGGAAAGACCACAGCATTTGCTGGTCTTGAAAACAATTTATTAATTGATTTAGAAAATGGTGCTGATTATGTAGAAGCACTCAAAGTAAAGATTACTTCTTTACAAGAGTTGCTTGAAGCAGGAAAAGCAATCAAAGAAGCAGGTAAGCCATACAAGTATGTTACAATAGATACTGTAACTGCATTAGAAGATATGGTTATGCCGTTAGCTATCAAACTATACCGTGCTACAAGCATGGGTAAAAGCTATGATGGAGATAATGTCTTATCCTTGCCTAATGGTGCTGGATATTTATATTTAAGACAAGCTTTCTTTCAGGTTTTAGATTTTATTGATACATTAGCCCCCCATATTATTTTATCTGGTCATATTAAAGACAAACAGGTGGATGATAAGGGAGAGATGGTTCTTGCAGCAAATATAGATTTGACAGGTAAGATTAAGTCTCTCATCTGTGCTAATGCAGATGCAATTGGCTACATGTATAGAAAGGGTAACAAAACTATTTTATCATTTAAAACAAGTGAAGAGGTTACTTGCGGTGCAAGACCTGAGCACCTGAGAAATGAGGAAATAGTGGTAACAGAGATGAATGAATCTGGTGAATTAGAGTTTCACTGGGACAAAGTTTTTATTTAACAATTTAATTTTAAGAAAAATGGCATTAAGCACAACTGATTTGGGCAAAGAAGGCTCAGGACTAGCAAAAACAATTACACCAGGTAATCATGTACTAAAGATTAATAATATTGAGCTTGAGGATTTCAAGTTCATTCCCGGTGCATTTCATCTTATGTTACATGTGGAGACTGCACCTATTGAGGGTTTTGAGGGTTTCCTAGTTGACAAAGAAGATGAGAGCAAAGGAAGATATCAGGGTCAGATTGGTAGGATTAAAGCAAGTCAATATGCATTTGCAGATGGTGAAACTAAATCTGGAGTTAAAATTCAGAGAGATAGATCTATCTTGATTTTCTTGAGAACTTTGGCTCATACTCTACAACTTGATTCTTGGTTTCTTGAGCAAGATGGCCAGCATGATACTATTGAAGACTTTGTTAAAGCATTTAACAAGACTGCAGACTTTAGAGAAAAGTATCTTGAGTTCTGTGTAGCTGGTAAGGAGTATGAAGGTAAAACAGGTTATACAAACTATGACTTATGGTTACCAAAAGCTGAAGGTAAGAAATATGCATTTGGTGAAGAAGAATCTGGTTCTGTAATTAGATTTGACGAGACTAAGCATGTTAAGAAACTAGAAGTTAAAGAAGTTAAATCCTTTGGGGATGATGAAGATGTATTTGAAAAACCTAAGACATCATCTGATTTCAGTCTAGACTAACCATTCACTCATTAAAGGGGGAGGTTAGTATTAATTATTGTATAACAGAGATTTTTAGACTAAATCAGGGACTCCCCCTTTATATTTTTATTGGTTATGATTTCAACAAAGAATTTAATATCTGATTTGGAGGAAGTACCCAGAGAATGGGTATTTGAGTATTATCTGAACTTAAGAGAAAAGCTTACCGGACAGAATATTAAGATGCTCTCTGCATTTAATGTTAGAGATAAGGTGCCAAGTATGTTTATCTATCAGGACGGTGGTAAGTATAAGTTCAAAGATTTTTCTTCAGGATTTCAAGGTGACCAAGTAGAACTTGTTAGGTATCTATTTAACTATGATGCTAGATTTAAGGCCACTAACCGGATAATTACCGATTATCAGGAGTATTTAAAACACAATGCACCTGCAGTAAGGGGTCCTATACAGTTTCATGATAAGTTTAAGGTTGTAGATTTTGAAATGAGACACTGGAACACACTTGATCAGAAATACTGGACACAATTTAAAATTAGTTCTAGTATCTTAAGTCAGTATAATGTAGTTCCATTGGAATTTTTTACAATGTCTAAGACTGAGATTGATGATTCTGTAACAAGCTATAGATTTTCTAGGCCCTATGTTTATGGTTATTTCCGTAATGATGGTGAGCTCTATAAGATTTATATGCCAAAGATTCCTGAGAAAAAGTTCATTAAGATCCAGAACTACACACAAGGTATGGATCAACTGCAATATGATTCCAAGTATCTACTGATTGTTTCTTCACTTAAAGACCTTTTGTCTTTTAAGAAACTAGGTATTGGTAATATAGAATGTATTGCTCCAGACAGTGAGAATACAATGATTGGAGAATCTGTTATAAATAAACTTAGAGAAAAGTATTCTAAGATTATTGTACTGTTTGATAATGATGAGCCCGGTATGAAAGCTGCTCAGAGATATCAGGATAAGTATAATATTCCGCATGTAATACTTGAGATGTCTAAGGATTTATCAGACTCTGTCAAAGATCATGGTATTGAACCTGTGAGAGATAAGTTATTATCTTTACTAAAACAGATAGTATGAGTTGGTTATATAAAGGTGAAGTATTTAGTGACAGCAAAATTCCAGATGGTGCTGTAGGTTTCATTTATGAAATGGAAGCAATCATTGATGGTAAAGCAGTCCGTTATATTGGCAAGAAGAATTTTCATTCTACAGTTAAGAAAAGACTGGGAAAGAAAGCTATTGCTGCAATGACAGATAAAAGAGCATCTAAATACACTCTTGTTAGTAAAACTAACTATCAAAATTATTACAGCAGTAATGCAGTGCTACAGAATGCACATAAAGCAGGAATTCCTATAAAGAGATTTATGGTTAGGATATGTTTCTCAAAGACAGAGCTGACATATCATGAGACTAAATCACAATTTGTAAGAGAAGTGCTTGAGAAAGAAGAATATCTAAATGCCAATATCCTTGGCAGGTTTTACAAAATCAAATAGTATGAAAGAAATGGATATGATTGGAACCCTTGTCAGATTAGCTGACTTGGGAGTAACCGGTATTAAGGTACAATATGAAGGTGGAGGAGACTCTGGTGCGATTGAAGGTGTAGTTTATACTATACAAAAATTACATGAAGATGAAGAATCTGCATTTGATCTTATTGATGAATTGTATATATGGGGTACTGAAGCAATGAAATTAGAAGATCTTGATTCTGGTCTTGCTTCTGATATTGAACATTTTGTTGAGGAGAAATTACTCAATGATATTGAAGATTGGTGGAACAATGATGGAGGTTCAGGATCAGTATGTATCATAGTTGCTTCTGGTAAGTATAAAATCATTAATGATGTTAGATATACTCAAACAGAAACTTACATTCATGAAGGTGCACTAGTAGACAAAACTTTGTAACATGGCACATCCGTATCAACATGCTGTATCATCAGCTAGAAAGTTTGGGGGTATTCCAGAAGATTATATTAAGATTCATAATTGGTTTGATGAAACTAAAGCATGGATAGGACATAGTAAACATAGAATATTCCGTCACCACAGTGAAGGTATATTTGAATGTGAACAAGTCTTTGGAGATCACATGTATAATTCTGAAGGTAAAAGAGTGTATATAAGATATGTTGGTGAACAACATGTAAAAGAAGACTGTAACAATTACATTCCTTCAGCTAAAGAATGGTTAGATATGATTGCATCTGGTGAATTAAAAGAATGGGCAATTAAAACCTTAAAAATTGAAGACTAATGACAAGAGATGAATTAAAAAATCTGATTAACATGTTTCAGTCAAGTGAT